CGAACCGTTCCTTCGCCGGGTCGAACAGCTCGCGCGCGATGCGGAACTTCCCGCCCACCGATTCGACGACGGCGTACTGGCGGTTCATCTCTTCCAGGCGCGGGTTGATTGCGAACTCGCGAGCGCGCTGAATCTGTCGCTTCACGTAGCGGTCGACCATCGCGGCATTGCCCTGGGCGTAGACGTGCTCGCTGATCGCCAGATCCTTGTCGAGCAGAACGGCGGCCATCATGTTGTCTTCGACTTCGGCGCGGACCATCTCGCACACGACGTACCACTGCCAGTCGCTGCGGCTGTTGCCGCCGGTCAGCGGCTGGTCGGGGTCGTGGCCCATGACGATGGCGACCTTCGCCCGGCTGCTGATCTTGGACAGCTGCGGGTGCTCGTCCAGGTCGGTCACGCTGACGCGGGGCAGGTTGCCGCTGATCTCGACCTGCACCTGATTGCGCGAGCCGGTCAGCGTCGCGCCCTTCGCGACCTGCGCCTGCTCGAACTCGTCGATCGGGTGGACCAGCTCCCAGTCTTCGCGGATCAGCGACGCCATGACGGGCTCTTGCCCGCGCAGCCGCTTCTTCTCGTTGGGCCAGTTGATCGTGCCCGGCAGTCGCATGATGCGGTCGGCGTTGTGGCATGCGTCCGCGTTGAACAGCTTCGCGATCTGCACGTTGTAGCGTTCGGCGTCTTCGATCTTCGTCAGGTCGCCGTCGACCGTGATCGGCTCGGCCAGCTTCCAGAATGCTTGATAGCCCCCGCCGCTGAACAGGATCAGCGTCGGCTTCGGCAGGTCGCCGCTATCCTCTTGCAGCTTGGCCAGGATGCGCTTCTGCTCGTCGCGCAGCGGCTTGTCCTTCCGCGGGTCCACGTCCACATGCAGCCAGTCGATGCTGCGCACGTTGGCCTTCCCGGCCTTGCCGTTGTCGGGGGCGGTCACCGTGTTGACGTGGAAGTACACGTTCCGCTCGGCCTGCGCCTGCGTGTCGATCCAGGCTTCCATCTCGGCGACCGTGTCCGGGCCGAAGGTGGCGAACGCCTGATTGCCGCGCGTCTCGTGGAACGCGCAAAGCGGCCACGGTCCGGCGGGGTTGAACTGGATCAGGAACTGAACAGCTGCTTTGCAGTCGGGCGTGGTCGTCATGGTGTTGCGGGGTCGGTGGAGTATAGCTTACGCCACAGCTATGTGCTGAACAAGTTCTTCCGATTTTGGCGTTCGGTCCCAGGTTGCCAGTGCCAGCTCGAACAGCTCGGCCTTCGTCGCGTTGCCCAGGTGCTTCGCGGCCGTCATTCCGTCGAACAGCAGCCAGTCGCCGGCGATGTTGAGCATCACCCACGCGCGGCCGTTTACACGGTCCCAGCGGATCAGCCAAATGCGTTGCTGTTGCGTCAGGTCGTGGTCCAGCTTCACCGGGGTGGCCTCGCGCGCCGGCCATTGGTTCGTCGCTTTGCACTCCACCCACCCAGCTGTGCACGCCACGTCGGGCGTGCCGGGGTGCGCGCCGCCGTTCTCGACGGCGAAGGCGCCGAGCGGGGCCAGCAGCTTCACGACCTGCCGCCGCATGTCGCGCTCTAGCATCGCGGCCCCTGCGGTCCGCGGCCCTGGTTCTGGTACTTGCCGCCGTAGACGCGCTCGGGCGCGCGGTCCATCTGGTGGAACACCAGCTGCGCGATCGGTTCGCCGTGCACGATGGTCGCGTCCTCGCTGCCGTGGTTGACCATCAGCAGCGACGGGTGCCCGATCCAGCCGGGTTCGAGCACGGCCTGCGCCGTCAGAACGCCCTGCCGGGCCCAGGTGGACTTATCGCGGGCGTAGCCCACCACGTCGTCGGGCATGGTGATCATCTCCAGCACACCCAGCAGGATCGACTGGCCGGGCCGCAGCAGGATGCCGTCGCCGTCGGGCGTCATCACGTGGCCGTAGTTGTACCAGTCGTCGCGCGGCGCTTCCAGGTCAGCGCGCACGTCGTAGCCGGCGTGCGACAGGCCGAAGGATTTGCCGCGGAACTTCTCGGCGGGAACGCACGGGGTCACAATGCCCAGGTCGCGGATGGTGGAGTCGGAAAGGATCATTTGATGTTCCCCCAGTCGGGGCCGGTCTCGATGTCGCAACGTGTCGGCACGCGCAACGGAATAGCGTCGACCATGATCTGGTTCAGCTGGCGCGCTTCGTCGTCGCTCCAGATCGTCAGGTCGAGTTCGTCGTGGACTTGCAGCTGCATGCGCACGCCGGCGTCGTCGGCGTCGACCATGGCCTGCTTCGTCTGATCGCCGGCGCTTCCCTGCACCAGCCGGTTCAGCCCCTTGTGCGCCCACTCCATCTTCCCGGTCTCGGGGTTCGTCGGGAAGCGGCAGCGGCGGCCGGACAGGGTCAGGATGTACCCCATCTTCTCGGCCTTCTTCCGCACCATCGTCTGCAACGCCTTGACGTAGGGCACGCGGGCGTTGAAGCGGTCGAGCAGCATCTGGCCTTCGTCGCCGGCCACCTCGAACGGGCGCGCGCCGCTCTTCCGCAGCAGCCGGCCGTCTGGGCTGTTCACGTCGTGCAGCAGCCACTCGCGGGTGCGGGTGTCCTTCACGACCCACTTCGTGGGCATGCCCAGCGAGCGGGCCAGCTTGCCGCCGCCCATGCCGTAGCACAGCCCCAGGAAGATGGTCTTCGCGTTGCCGCGCAGCCCCTTCATGTACTTGTCGCCGTCGATGTAGCCCTGCTGGTTGTAGTCGTCGTACACCATGCCGGCCATCATGCTGTGGTTGTCCCAGTCGGGCAGCTGGCAGGCGGCTTCCGCGGCGAGCGCGGCAGCGCGCACGTGCGGTTCCATCTTCACGTTCGGGTCGCTCGCGACCAGTCCGGCGTAGTGCGTGATGATGCGCGGTTCCTGGCTGCTGAAGTCCAGGCAGGCCCACCTGCCGCCCTCGTCGGGCTGGTAGATGCTGCGCCACATCGGGCCGATCTCGGGGTCGCGCGCCGGCTGCTGTTGCAGGTTCGGATCGCTGGACGACAGCCGGCCGAACGCGGCGCCGATTGCGTCGTCGTCTGCGCCGCCTTCCTTCGCGGCCTTCAGCTGGTTGAACGTGCAGTGCACGCGGTAGCTGCCGTTCGTCTCGATGGCGTGGTCGCGGATGCTCGCGCAGAACGTCGTGCGGATCTTGTTCCACCGCTTCGCCATCAGGATGGCGTCGGCGAGCGGGGTGCCCAGGGTGCGCAGCCACGGCGACGTGACCGACGGCTGCCCGCCGGTGGTCTTGCCGGTCTTCTCGCTTATCTTCTGTTCGGTCAGCGGAACCTTCACGCCGGCCTTCTCCAAGCACTTCGCCAAAACTGCCGACTTCGACGTATCTTCGGGTGTAATGGCGAACCCGGACAGCTTCGACACTTCCTTGCACGCCTTCGACTCGCGGCCCCAGGCGCGCGCGTCGATCTCTTCCAGCTTGTCCATGTCGATGGCGACGCCGCGCCGGCGCATCTTCAGCAGCACGGGCAGCAGCCGGCTTTCCAGTTCGTAGACGTTGCCCAGGTTCTGGCGGGCGACCTCGGCTTCCTGCTTCGCGATCAGCGCCATGGGCGCGCGCACGTCCTGCACGGCGTAGGGGTCGACGATTCTCGCCGGCGCCTTCCACATGTCCGACTTCGGGTTCAGGCCGTGTTCCTCGGCCCACGCCTTCAGCTTGCTGTCGTCCTTCCCTTCGATGTTCCAGCGGGCACACTGCGCATCGAGCCCCATCTGGTGGAACTCTTCCGCCCAGAACCAGCGGCCGGTTTCCTTGTCCTGCACGCGGTGCATGGTCGGCTGGTCCAGCAGCGGGCCGGCCACCATGATGTCGCGGAAGCGGTGCGCGTTGCGAAACACGACCCGCTCTTCGGCGAGGTAGTCCATGTCGTACGGCAGGTTCGTGCCGATGATCTCGCCGCGGAAGTGCTTGGCCTGATCGCGCAGGTACTCGAACACGCGCGCCGGGTCGTCGTAGTTGCCGCCGCCCTCGTGCCGGATCGGCAGGTAGAACGCGGGGCCGTGCTCGTCGCCGCAGCAGAACGAAATGCCGGTGATGTACCCGCCTCGCCGCACGCCGGGGCCCAGCTTCTTCAGCTGGTCGTCGCGGGTCTCGGTGTCCACCGCGACGCGGCGGAAGTCTGCCCAGCTGGGCAGCTCGGAAAGGCGGGTCAGGATCATCAGTTGACGAAGGTGTGATTCAGGAGAAGCGAGCGCAGTTCGTCCACGCCCCTATCATTGTACACGTCGATCGTCACGACGCCGGGCAATTCCAGGTATTCGCGGCTGTCGCTGCTGAAGTTGCAGCCCGTCCGGCGCATGCGAAGCAGCAGGCAGTTCTCGGCGCCGAAGCGCTCGACGATGGGCGGGGTCTCGACCATGAACCCGCTGTCGGTGATGATCGCGGTGCCGGTGCTCAGGTTCGCGATGTCGGTCGCCAGCACCTTGCCGAAGAAGTCGTCGCCGTGCAGCGGCTTGATCAAGGTTTCCGATACGGCGATGTAGTACTGGCGCCAAGTCTTACCGAACAGGTAGGGCTGCGGCTCGTCCTTCACGTCTTCGAAGAAGTCGGCGGCATGCTCGGCGCGCTCGGGGATGGCGTGCGGGGCGAACGCGGACACGAGCCGGTGCGCCATCAGCTTCAGCGGCTCGGCGAACTTGAACAGCTCGCCGCCGGTCGCTTCGGCCAGGATCTCGCCGGCGGTGTCTTTGCCCGAACGTGGCGGGCCGTTGATGAAGATGATCTTCACAGCGACACCTTCCTGCGCTGGTTGATGCCCTCGGTGGCCAGTTGGACCAACGACGTGGTGATGTCCACGTACCAACCTTCGGCGTCCTTCACGTAGCTGACTCTCGTCACCACATGCTCGTCGGGCACGTGCCCGCTGCTGAACTTCCAGTGGACGGTTTGCCCGACAGCTGGTACGGCGGGGAAGAACTGCGCTTCGCCATCGAAGGCGAAGATGTCGGTGTCGTTCTCTCGGGTGATGTAGATGTAGGCTCTGATCATGGGAAGATGCGGGTGTGCGTTTCGGTCAGGATGGAATGCATCGCGTCGGCATAGGCGCGGATCTCGCTTTGCGCGTCGCCGCCGCGGCGTAGGAACAGGAAGTTGAGCAGCGAACTCGCGTTCATCTGCACGATGGCCGGGTAGTAGCACGCGGCGAACGGCAGGAACAGGCGGGCCTGCTCGCGGGCCACGCCGCATTCCAGGGCGAACTCGTAATCGTCGAACCCCCGCTTGATCGCCTTGCGCAACAGCATGGACAGGTGAGAACCACAGTACGGGTCGTAGTCGTCGTCGCCGTGTTCTGCCAGCAGCCCGTCGCTGCCCTGCTTGTTGTCCTTGGATTGCAGGCGCCACTCGTTGGCGGCCACCTCGTAGAACTGGTCTTCGTCGAACGGCACGTAGCGCCCGCTCACGAAGTTGTAGCTGGCCATGCGGTGCCGCACCCAGTGCCACCACACCACGACCGGCGCGACCACGCGGAACTTCGCCACCATCATCTCGGTCGGCGACTTGTGCGCGTGGTCCATCAGGTAGCGAAACAGCTTGTCGTTCTGGTGCTCGGGATAGTCGGCGGCCTTGCGATTGAACGAGACGCGCGCGGCATCCACGGGCGCGTCGTCGTCGCCCATGAAGTCGATCAGCTCGATGCTGCCCTTGTCGAGCACATCGCGCCGCAGGTCCATTCCCCGCAGCGCTTCTTCGCGCTGCTTCTGCAACGCGCGGATCTGGTCGCGAATCACTTGTACAGCCCCTTCGTGTAGCCGTAGAAGATGGCGATGCGGCGCTGCTCCGGGCGAAGCCGGGCCATCACCGCGTGAATGTAGCGCTCGCGATGCGGCGTCAGCTTCTTCGTGAAGATGCTGCGCGGGAACAGGCGCTTGACGTACTTGCGCGTCGCCGGGCCCTGGTCCGTTCGCCGGCCGGCGCCCCAGGGTGCGAACACCTTGCGCTCGTCGATCTTGGGTTCGCCGAACATGGCGTTCTTCAGCTTCCGCAGGTTGTCTCCGATCCAGCTCATTGCTTCTTCCTCATTGCGTTGTTGACCGCGTTCGCCATCGTGGCGTTCGCGCTGGCCTTGTTGATGGTCGTGGCCACGGCGGCCAGCGCCTGCCCTGCACGTTGCAGCGCGGCGCCCACTTCCAGCAGCCCGCACGGCACGCAAGGCGCGAACACCTTCTGCCCGTCGGGCTTCTCGGTCACCGTGCAGCCGCACGGCTTCCGTTCGATCTTGTCTTTCTTCGTCATTGCTTCACCTTACCACGTGTTCGGTCAGCATGCCGACCGCCTTGCTGTATTTCTGCTGCACGCGCTGCCGGGTCACGCCCAGCCGCTTCGCGGTGTCCGTCTGCGTCACGCCGGCCAGCTGGTCTTCCATCACCACGCGCAGGCCGGCCGGCAGTCGGCCGATCGCGGCGCGCAGCGCTCGGATGTCGTCGGCCAGCTCGGCCCGTTCGGCCGGGCCCGGCGTCTGATCTTCCAGCGTGGACAGGTAGCTGAAGCCGTCGCCCAGCTCGTAGTCCAGCGATTGCGGGCGGATGCCCTCGCCGCGGCGCAGCGTCTTCGTCGGCTGCACCTGCATGCTGAAGGACTGCCGGGCGATCATGCTGAAGAACGTGTTCGCGCTCGCCAGCATGGCGTCGTGGCGGTCCCGGTAGGACCAGCAGCGCAGCACGGCTTCCTGGATCGCGTCTTCGGCGTTCAGGTGCGCCACCCATCCGGTTCGATGGTTCAGGGCGGACCACGTGCGGCGCACGATGGCGTAGAGTTGTTCGGTAGATGTCATCGGATCAGGGTCAGGCGTTCGCTTGCTCGGGTGACGGCGGTGTAGAGCCACCGGCCGGCGTCGGCGCGGAAGTACCGCGACTCGTCGAATACTATCACACTCGGGAACTGGCTGCCCTGGCTTTTGTGGCAAGTCAGCACGTAGCCGTACGTGAACTCCTGCGTGTCGCCGCTGCTGTCCCAGCGTTCCAGCTTCTCGCCGCGGAACGGCGCCTGCCATGCCTCGATCGACTGCGGCGCGGCGCCGTCCTCGATGAACAGCTGCAACGTGTCATCGCCGAACAGGCGGGCGTCGGCGCCGGCCGTGTAAATCTCCCCGTTGAGCAGGCCCAGGTCGTGGTTGTTCCGAAGGCACACGAGCCGGTCGCCCAGTTGCGGCATGTCGGACGTGCGGCCGATCAGCTCGCGCACGCGGCGGTTCGTGGCGTGCCGGGTCTTGTTGCGGCCGACGATCACCTGATCGTAGCCGGGCACGTCGTCGGGGTTCAGGTCGCCGCGGGCCATCACCACGGCGTCGCCCCAGTCGCAGTACTCGATCGGCTTGCCCAGGCGGATGTCGGTGGCCAGTCGCAGGATGCCCGACTCGCGGGCCTGCCGGTGCACCTCGGTCAGCATGAAGTCGGGTTCGCCGCCGGTGAAGAAGCCGGCGCCGCCCACCGGGGGCAGCTGCGCGGGATCGCCGAGCACCAGCACGGGCACCTTGAACGACAGCAGGTCGTCGGCCATCTGGCCGTTCACCATCGAGCATTCGTCGATGATGATCAGCGCGGCGCTGCGCACGTCGGCTTCGTCGTTCAGCCGGAAGTTCGGCGCCTTCAGGTGCTCGATTTCTGTTTGGATTCGGATGCGTAGTGCGGCCTTCTCGGCGTCAGTGCCTGCTTTTTGCAGCTCTAGCTGCAACGCCTTCAGCCGGCCGGTGCCCTTGCTGTTCGGGGCGTAGATCAGCCGGTGGATCGTCGTCGCGTCCTCGCAGCCCTTGTCGCGCATCACGCTCGCGGCCTTGCCGGTGAACGATGCGTACGCCACCCACCCGTCCACGCCTTCGGCGAAGTGCTTCGCCAGGGTGGTCTTGCCAGTGCCGGCGTAGCCGGCGAGGTAGAAGAACGGCTTGCTGCCGGTCCGCATCCACTCGCCCACCTTCTCCAAGGCGGTCAGCTGCTGCGGGCTCCAGTCGTGGGTGTTTGTCATGGTTGCGTGCTTGTCATCTCGTGGATGACAAAAAAGTGCAGCGGCATACGATCCGCTGCTTCCCCTGCCGGGCGCTTTGCGCCCGCGTACGTTCGGACTATGGATTCCCGGCAGGTTCGGGGGTCGGGATCAGAATGCGCTGCCGCCGTCCGACTCGCCACCGCCGTCGGTGCCGGTCTCGGCCTTCGACAGATCGGCCTTCGCCTCGCCGCCGTCGACCATCGCCTTCAGTTCCTTGGCGGCCTGATACGCGGGGTTGTCGGGCGTCATCAGCGACTGCTGCACGTTGTTGTCGACCGCGAACTGGATCGCGTAGTTGAACCACGTGCCATCGTCGTTCGCCTCCTGCGCCGTCGTCAGCACGACGCGGTGCGCGAACATCGGCGGGTTGCCCTTGCGGCCCGTGCCGTCGTCCACGAGGCAGTAGCGCACGCGGTTGATGAACTTCTTCTTGTAGTGCTTGATCGCGGTGCTGTTGAACGGCACCACGATGAAGCCCTCGGGGCTGTCGTTCTCGTCGAGCACCACGGCGTAGACGTAGAACGTCTCGGACAGCTCGTTGCCTTCCGGCGTGTAGAACTCGCCGAAGCGCATCTTGCCGGCCTTCTTCCGGCTGTTCTCGCCGGCCGCGATCGACGCGGCGTTCGCAGCGATCGCCGTGGTGACGATCTCGCTGCCGGGCTGGTGGACGCCGACGATGCCGCCGCCTTCCTTCTTCGAACGCCACTCGACGTAGACGTGCTGCCGGCAGGCGGGCACGATGCGCACGCTGGTGGTCAGCTCTTCGGTGCCGGTGTTCAGGAAGAGGCCGGCAGCGGCGCCTTCGATCTTCCCGTCGGGGCCGATCACCTGCGGACTCTGCGCTTGCAGGATCTTCAGGAACGGAATGCCAGCTTCGTCCTGGCCGATGTCATCCGTGCCGGCGCCGATGTCGGAACCGTAGTCGATGATGGGAGCGAGCGCGCGGGCGTTCGGGTCTTGCACGACCACGTCGGTCGTCTCGGTGTCTTTCGTCTTCTTGGAAGTCATAGCGGTCAGTTCTCGGTCTTGGGGTTGTGGGCCGACTCTTTTCGGTGCTCGGCCACGTTGGCACCTTCGTCACTTAGTATAGCACTTCTGGCGACGAGCGTGCGAAGTTTTTCTTCGCCAGAGTTTTGAATCTGTCGGACGCGCTCAGGAGTCACGCCCAGGATGTCGGCGACCTTGCGCAGCGTCAGCTTCTCGGTGTTTACACCGTGCCGCAGCCGGATCACGATCGCTTCGCGCGCGGGCAGTTCCTTGATCAGATTGTGCACGGCATGCGTGCGCTCGTCTGCGTCGTACTGCTCGGCGGCGTTCAGCCGCTCGTCGGGTATGGCGTTCGCGGAGTCGTCGAGACTGCCGCAGATGTGCGACGGCCTGCGGCGCGGCGTGCGCACCATCTCGTTGCGGTTGTGTACTGCGTCCATGATTCTCTTCAGTATGTGCCAGCCGGCGTAGGTGCTGAACTTGGTTCCTCGTTCGGGGTCGAACAGTTCGGCGGCGTCGATCAGGCCCAGGTAGGCTTCCTGCACGATGTCCTCGAACTCCATCCGGCTGACTTGGTAGTTGTTGGCGAAGTGCACGGCCAGCCCCATGTTCTCTTCGACCAGTTTGTTGCGCTCTTCGCGCAGCTGCTTCTTTGTTTTGCGGGGCATCAGGGGGTTTTCCAGCCGAACACGTCGGCGCTTGGGCCGGCCAGCTGCAACGTCATCAGCTTGCGGCGGGCCACGTGAATGTCGAACTTGCCGGGCGGCGCCCACCACATCGCGAGCGCGTGGTATCGGTCGGGCCAGGGTTCGAACCAGTCGGTGCGCCGCAACATCATCTTGCGGTGCATTCCGGTGAATGTGAAGTCGAACAGGTCTTCGCGGCTGCGCCACTGGGACAGGTTGCCCATGACCAGCGGCGTGCACGGGTACGGCGTGATGTAGCCCAGGGGGTAGTGCTCGCCGTGATCGCGCGCCACGAAGCCGGGGTGCGCGTCGGCTTCGTCGTGCACCTGCGGCAGCAGCTGCTTCCACTCGTCCCACACCGGATCGGTGTAGGGCTTCCGCATCAGCGACACGTTGAAGGCGTACAGGACGTTCACTTGCGCACCGTCCTGCGGATTGCGATCACGACGGCGCACGTGGCGACGGCGGCGACTGCCCAGAAGGCGAACAGCAGGAACATCTGCGCCTGCTCGGCCACGAACTCGTTGTAGCCCTTACTGATCATCTCGCCATTCGTCATCGTCTTCGTCCTCGTGTTCTTCCAGGATCTCGTTCAGCTCGTCCTGCGTCAGCTCGATCAGCCGGTAGAGCGTGCCGAGCGGTGCAGCTGGGCGGGTGCCGTTCACCCACTCGATCGCCTCGTCGCGGTCGAACAGGTCTTCGTCGTGGATGTCCAGCGACCAGTTCTCGCCGCCCAGGCCGGGCGGCGTCAGAATGGCCACGTGGTAGACGCCGGTCATGATCACCGGGATGCCTTCTTCGCGGTGACCTTCGCCTTGCGCAGCGGGAACGCGCCCAGATCCTTCATCGGCACGTCCACGCCTTCTTCCAGCATCTTGCGGATGATGCTCTTCAGCGTCTGGTTGTGGACCGATGCGATCTTCTGCGCGCCGATCCCTTCGCCGCTCAGGCGCTCCACGAACGCATCAGCGTCCGAGTCGCTGCCGGTTGCGAACGGCACGGTAACGGCCGTCTTGATGCAGCCGGCTTCGCCGTTCGCGCGGAGCCAGTCCAGGCCCACCTGCTTCTTCAGGTCGCCGGCCTTCACGTCGTCCTTCACCTCGACCATCAGGCCGGACTTCAGCGTGATGTCCTCGACGCCGGCGGTGTCCATCGCCTCGGGGATCTCGTGTTCGGTCAGCGTCTGCACTCTGCGCTGGGCGATCTTCAAGTCGTCTTGCAGTTCGACGATCTTCGCTTCCAGGCCGAACAGCTCGTCGGCCAGTGCGGTCAGGTGCTCGATAGGGGTCACGTTCTGTTCGTCGGTCATGCCAGAGTATACCACGGGAATCAGATCCAGGTTTTGATTTTGTCGCCGGTGATCTGGTTCGCCAGATCCACCTTGTTGCGCAGCGCGCGCAGGATGACGGCGTCGATCGTCGCTTCGGCGACCACGTCGATGTACAGCACGGGGTTGTCGTCCATGCCGGCGCGGTGCGCGCGGTCTTCGGACTGTAAACGGTCGCCCAGCTTGTAGCTGTTCTCGGCGTACACCACGGTCTTCGCCATGTGCAGCGTCAGGCCCTCGCCGGCGGCGGCCGGGTTCGCGACGAAGAACTGGGCTTCGCCAGCCTTGAACGCCTCGCGGCGCGTCTCGCGGTCGGTCTGGTTCACGCGGCCGTCGTAGACCACGTTCGTCTTGCCGGCCTTCGTCAGCGCTGCGGCGATCAGGTCGATCGTCTTCTGGTACTTGCACCAGATGATGCACTGGTGCTGCAAGTCTTCGATCGCTTCCAGCACGCACGCGATGCGCGGGTTCGGTTCGATCACGATCGTGTTGCCGTCGTCGGTCGGGCAGAAGCCCGACGTGATCTGTTGCAGCCGCAGCATGCGCGTGATCGCCAGCGGCGCGGTCACCATGTCGCTGTCCAGCCAGATGATGAACTCCTTCTTCATCTTCTCGTACAGCCGCTTCTGCTCGGCGGTCATCGTGAACGTGCGCTTCTCGTACATCTTCGGCGGCAGGTCCAGCACGGAAGTCTTCAGCAGCCGGCTGCCCAGCTGGTCGACGAACTTCGCCAGCTGCGTCATGTTCTGGTAGTCGATCAGCGTCTTGAAGGACTGCCCGTTGTCGTTCCGGGTGTGCTCCATCCAGACGCCGAAGTGCGCCTTGAAGGACGCGAACGAACTGCACCCGATCGACGCCCACACTTCGGGGTCCAGGAACCGCAGCTGGGCGAACACGTCGAACGGGCTGTTCACCACGGGCGTGCCGGTCAGGATGCGGCGGAACTTCGCGTGCTTGCCCGCAGCCGTGACGCGCTTCGTGCGCTTGCTGTCGGGGTTCTTGATGCGGGCCGACTCGTCCAGCACCATGATGCTGTCGCGTTCCTTCAGCATCGCCTGCGCGGCTTCCAGCCCCTTCTTCAGCCCGCGCGCTGCGCCCTTCTTGCGCTCGGTCATGATCGCGTCGTAGCTCATGACGAGCACGGCCAGCTGGTCGCGCGGCGTGTCCAGGAACACGTCGAGCGCTTCCTGGTAGCCCTTGTTGCCAGCCTTCGCCGTGTCCCACAGGAACGTCGTCGCCTCGCAGCCCAGGTGCAGCGGCAGCTCGTCCAGCATCCAGTTCGGCGCCACGGCCTTCGGGGCCAGCACCAGCGCGCCGTTGATCTTGCCTTCGGCGAACAGGTGGCCGATCGTGTCGATGGTCGGCTTCGTCTTGCCGACGCCGGGTTCCCAGAACAGCGCGTGCGCTTCCAGGTCGCGCGTGCGCTCGAACAGCTCGCGCTGATGTTCGAAGGGCTTCGTTTTGGGCGTGTAGTTCATGGGGAAAAAGAGCCAGCCGGGGGCGACCAAGCCCCCGGCCAGCAGCCGGCCAACGAGGCCGGCAGAGCAACAAACCATCTCGACCCCTTACGGGTGGGATCGCTTCACCGACTCAGTGTAGCACACTGAACGGCGACGTGTCGGGTTGGTTCCCGGTTTTTTCAGTAGCCGAACGCGGCGTCGCGAACCGGGATGGCGCGGGCGGCGTCGTGCTCGTCCGTCCACCAGTCGGGGCGCTCGGGCGCCGGGCCCTGCTGGAAGCCCAGCTGGCCGAGCAGGAACGCCATGTCCGGGGTGAACTCGGCGCGGTCGACGTTGACCAGCACGGAACTGCCGCGGGCGCCGCGGGCCATGTAGGCGACGGCTGCGCGCAGGCAGGACTCGAAGCTGCCGCGGGCCAGCTTCTGCTCGCCGGACCAGCGGTAGGCGGCGATCCACACCGGGCCGCTGATGGCGTGCGGGCGGTAGTCCACGACCACGCGGTGGCCGTTGTAGTCGCCCGACTCGGCGGCCATGGCGGTGGCGACGCTGCCCACTGCTGCGGCGCGGCGGTTGTGAACGTCGGCCGGGGAAAGCGGGATCTGCGGGTAGTGGTAGATGGTCATGGTTCTAGCCCACCAGCGCGGCGTGCGCCTTGGAGAGAAGGAAGAAGGGAACCCAGCCGATCGTGATCGCGACGAGCGCGACGCGGCCCAGCAGGCTGTCCCAGGTGTTGCGGATGAGTTCGACGGTGTTGGTCAGGATGGTCATGGTCAGTTGCTCCACCCACTACATCGGGTGGCCCTCGCCAGAACTTTAGCACGTCCCGCGATTGTTGCCATTGTCGCCCACGGCGAAAGCAACAATGGGTGGCCGCAACCCCTGGTGGCAAGGGCTGTTCCTGGTTGTTACTATTACCCCTATTCTTTTAGAGGGGGGTAGAGAAAACAGCAAGAACACCACGCTGTGGCGACTGGGCTTGAAACAAGGGGAACAACCGCGAGAACCAGCAAACCGCCGTGGCAAGGGGAGTTCAGCACCAGCATTGCGCTGGGCGATTCTCGAACAACCGCAAGAACCGCGGGAAGGTCAGACGGCGCCGGCGCTCAGAAGGCCCCAGGCGGCCTTCAGGACGAGCAAAGCCACGCCCCCGCCCAGCGTGCGGATCAGCCAGCGCTGGCGCTCCAGCGTCTGCTCCAGGCGGTCCACGCGCAGGCTGTGGCCCTTGGTCCCGTTGCCGTCGCCGTACACGGTGCGCTCGATCTTCTGCCGCCACGCGCTCGACTGCGCGATGCGCTCTTCGACCTTTTGGGTCAGGGTGCGCAGCAGCACGATCATCTCGGCTTGCTGCGTTTCGATGTGCCGCAAACGGTCGTCGGTGGTTGCCATGTCCTGCTGTTCCTGTTGCTCGGGTGCCATGCGTTTACACGAACAGTATACGCCAACGGCGCTAGGAAGAGAAGGTGCCATAGGCGACTCGCGTCGCGCTCGGGTTGATGATCTCGACGAAGTTCCCGTCGGGGGTGCCCGAACCGTTCGTGCGCACCTCGATGGTGTCGCTGATCGACAGGCTGGCGGTGGTCAGCGAACTGATCCAGCTGCCGCCGTTGATGCGGTGCTGCACGGTGGTCGAATGCGCGGCGCCTGTGGCGATGGTGTGCACGCCAGCCGCCGCAACCGTGAAGGCGTTCGACGCGGTGGTGTGCGCGATCTGCCCGCCCAGGTAGAACAGGCCGGTCAGCACGCTGGACGGCGTCACGTCGTGGATCAGGTTATACCGGCTGGTCAGATCGTTTTCGGCGCCGATGTCGTGCGTCGCTTGGATCTGCACCCGGATCTCGGTGCCGGCCGCAGCGATGTCGATGATCTCGGTGCGCGGCACGAGCACCGTGCCGGTGCTTGCCACTGCCGCGAACGGACTGCTGGCGATCTCGGTGTTACTGCCAGACGGGTCGACGAACACGCGCACGATGTACTTCGTGTCGCTCGCCAGCGGTGCGCCGTCCGGGTCCACGTCTGCTAGCATCTGGTCGACTTCATCGGGCGCGTCGTAGCGGCGCCGCCACCAGTCGGTGGCGAACGTGTAGTCGTTCTCGCCGCCGCTGGTCGCGTGCTCCAGGTTCGGCGTGTTGAACAGGTTGCTGATCGTCGTGAACGTCGCGCTGTTGTAGATCGGCCCGGTCGGCGGGTACGGCCGCATCGCGCGCTTCGCCATCTGGAACGTGATGGCCGTCAGCAGGCTGTCGTCGATCTGCGAATCCTGCGAGCGCATGGCCAGCTTGATGTCCACGTTGTTGGTGTTCGGGAAGGTGGTCGTGCTCACGCCCGCGCCGGTGTGCACGAGGAACACCGGGTCGCCGGCGGTGTGGTTCGCCTGGGCCGTATCCAGCGCGCCGCGGTAGACGTTCTGCAAGTCGACGGCCGCGCCGTTGTCGGCGGCGTCAGCCACCAGCATGAACTCGTTGTTGATCAGCACCAGCTGCGCCAGATTCACGCCCAGATCCTGCAACGTGGCCGCATCGTCGAAGGCCGCTTCCAGCCGGGTCTGCGAGTCGGGCGACGCCGTGATGGTGATGGTGCTGGTCGGAACTGCCGTTCCGGCGCTCAGGTTCGAAGTCAGCTCGCCGATCTTCATCAGCTGGTACACGTCGCCGGCTTCGGCGTAGCTGCCGGCCGGGGTGCCAGATGCGTGGCGCTCGCGGATCTGGAAGATCACTTCGTTCGTCTGCCGGCGCGCGGCGGCGAACACCTTCGCGGCCTGATCGTCGCCCAGGTAGGCGGGGTCGCGCACGAGGATCGCACGCGGGCATTCGATCGCCAGCCGCTCGTCGGTCGGGTAGTCGGCGAACGTCACGCTGGGCGGAACCCAGCCGGTCGCTGCGGGCGAGCCCATCGACGCGGCGGCGAACTCGAACACGTCCTGCACCACGGTCAGGATCATGCGGTTCGATTGCAGCACGCCGTAGTCAACGCGCGTGATCCGCATGGGCAGCTGGCTGAAGCCCAGCTTCGCGTTCGTCCATGCCACCACGTCGCCGATGCTCACGTCCCACATCTGGCGGTTGACCACCAGCGAGCAGCGCGCGAGGGGGTAGGACTGCCCGCGCAGCTCGCGCCACGCGAGG